CTTTGTCGTTGAGAGCGACGACCCCGACTACTACGTGAAGCCGTTCAACGCCGACGCGGTGAAGCCCGGGAGCTATCGCGGCGTGTCGCAAATCGACCCGTATTGGTGTATCCCTGAGCTTACCAACGTGAGCGCAGGCAACCCGGCGGCCCTCGATTTCTATGAGCCGACGTACTGGATTATCAACAATCAGCGATACCATAAATCGCACCTCGTAATCATGCGCGGCCCCGAGGTCGGCGACATTCTGAAACCGTCGTACCTCTACGGCGGCTTGAGCGTGCCGCAAATGATTTACGAGCGCGTCTATGCCGCCGAGCGCACCGCGAACGAAGCCCCGCAACTCGCCCTCACAAAACGGGCAATGGTTTTTTATACCGACGTTGCAAAGGCTCTCGCGAATCAAGCCGCCTTCGAAACGCGCCTCAACACGTGGGCGCAATTCCGCGATAACTACGGGGTCAAGATTGCCGACGCCGAAGCCGACAAGATCGAGCAACACGATACGAGCTTGGCCGACCTCGACGCGGTAATCATGACGCAATACCAAATCGTCGCGGCCGCTGCGAACATTCCGGCAACGAAGCTACTCGGCACCACGCCGAAGGGCTTCAACGCCTCGGGCACGTACGAGGAAGACAGCTACCACGAGGAACTCGAAAGCATTCAGGTTAATGACCTTGAGCCGTTTATCGACCGGCACATGGTTTGCCTGATCCGTTCCGAGATTGCCCCGGCCTTCGGGTGCGAACCGTTCGCGCTCGACTGCACTTGGGAGCCGCTCGATAGCGTGTCGAGCAAGGAAGCCGCCGAGGTCAATAAACTGCAAGCGGAAACCGACAAGATTTACGCCGTCGATATTGGCGCGATTGACGCCCACGAGGTACGCGCCCGTGTGAGTGCCGACGAAGACAGCGGATACAACGGATTGCCAACCCTCGAAGACCAAGACCATGCCGCCGAAGAAACTACAGCTAACCCGGAAGCGTGAAGCGTGGGCGGCCAGCCGTAACGAGGCCCCCATTTTCAAGGGCGAGCCGCTGGCCCACAACGCCGCCTCGGCCGTGCGCTACGTCGGCGCGCTCTCGTCGCTTACCGCGCAAATGACCGCGCAAGTAAAACGCGACGTGCTGAAACTGTTCAAGACCGACGCGGCGGCCGCGCACTTTGGCGAAGACGCAACAATCGCGAGTCAATCGCGTATCTTGCTGGCCGACCTCGGCAATCGCTTTAATGCCCTGTTCGCCAAGAAAGCAAAGCCGCTCGCCGAAGGCATGGTGAAAGACGCCGACAAGGCCAGCACGCCCGCTTTGCATTCCAGCTTGCAAAAGCTCTCGGGCGGTATGAGCTTGAAAACGTCGGTCGTTAATTCGCCGCTGCAAGAAATCTATAAAGCGAGCGTCGCCGAGAATGTGAGCCTCATAAAGTCGATTGCTTCCGAGTACCTGCAAAAAGTCGAGGGCGCGGTAATGCGCTCGATTACGACGGGTAACGGCCTGCAAGACTTGGTGCCCGCGCTCGAACAGTACGAAGGGCAAACGCACCGCCGCGCGAAGAATATCGCGCTCGACCAAACGCGCAAGGTTTATAACTCGATCAACCGGGGCCGCATGGAAGCCCTAGGCGTTGAAAAGTTCATGTGGCATCATAGCGGCGGGGGCGCGCACCCGCGCGAGGATCACGTCGATATGGACGGCGAAATTTTCAGCTTTGATAGACTGCCCATAATCGACAAGCGCACGGGCGAACGCGGGATTCCCGGGCAAGCCCCGAATTGTCGTTGTACTATGTCGCCTGTCTTTTCGTTTGAAAAAGATTAGTCGATTGATTGGTGCGGCGTGTGGCGCATGTGTTCCAACGAATGACAATTGGGGCAAAGGGTTTCTAGGTTTTCGAAAGTGTTGTTTGCTCGATTCCGGTCTTTGTGATGTATCCCGAGAATTTCGGGCACTGAGTCATAGCCGCACCGTTCGCACCGTTCGAGTTTTCCCGTCGCCTTCATGTGCGCGCGTACCGCTGGGAAATCTCGCAAGGAAGGATCAAAAGTTTTTCGCCGGAATTCATGCACGCATTTTTTCCCGCAAAACTCTTGATCCTTTGAAGGGCTGGTAAGAAAAGGGGCGTTACAGTTTTTGCAATGCCGCTCGACTGTTCCTACCTTAGTCATGGCCTTGTAGTAGCATTCGCGCGAACAGTATTTCGCGGTTGTAGCGCGGCAACTGATATGATTAAATGAATTACCGCAGGTTGCGCAGGTTGTTTCATGGGCTGAAAGCTGTCCCTTTCCTGAGCATTCACGCGAACAGTATTTGAAGGTCGCCCATCTATTTTTAGGCACGCGAACTTCCTTGTTGCAAATTTGGCACGGCATCATTTTTGCGGTGCCGCGATTGGAGAAAAGTATGCCGCTGGTATCGGGTAGCTCTACGGAAGTCATAGCGCAGAATATCTCTGAGTTAATGAGGTCTGGAAATCATACCATAGAACAGGCCGCCGCCATTGCGTACAAGGTTGCCAACGGGGAAGACCGCGCGGCCGGTATCTGCTACCGCGCGGGCGACTCTGTTTTGCTCTTGCTGCGCGCAGCAACGGCGGGCGACTTCCCGCATACGTGGGGCTTCCCCGGCGGCGGCATTGAACAGGGCGAGACGCCCGAGCAAGCCGCGATCCGCGAGTGCCAAGAGGAAATCGGCAACGCCCCGGGCGATCCCCTTACCGTTTTGGATTGGGACGAAGGCTTTACGACCTTCGGCCTCAACCTGCCCGCCCCCTTTACCCCTACGCTCAACGACGAGCATGTGGGCTTCGTGTGGGCACCCCTGAGCGCCCTACCACAACCGCTGCACCCGGGCGTCGCGGCCACACTGGCCCGCCTGCCTTCGGGCGGCTTCGGCATGGATGCTTCGCGCGTCGTTGATGGGAATGGCTGGTTCGAAGTCAAGGCGAACCCTATCAGCAAGGCCGGGATTTTTCCGTACTCGGGCCGACAACTCGGCCTCACTGGCCCCGACGCCGACAAAATGTTTCAGGTCTTGCGGCCGCCCGAGGAATTGGGCGACCCGGCTTGCGTCGAGTCGTTCAAGCTCATACCTTGGATTGACGAACACGTAATGCTCGGGCCTAATGCGCAAGAGATAACCGATAAAGCAATGGCCGCCGAAAAGAAGGGCGTTCAAGGCGTGATCGGCGAGGAAGTGTTTTTTAAGGATGGAACGCTATTTGCCAACATCAAGGCGTTTTCATCTACACTAGCGGCATTGATACAGGCAGGCAAGCGCGAGCTTTCGGCCGGTTATCGTTGTATCTACGAACTAACGGGGGGCGTGTGGAACGGCCAACGATACGACGCAGTACAACGCAAAATCCGGGGCAATCATCTTGCCTTGGTACAAGAGGGACGCATGGGGCCGGATGTGGCCGTAATGGATCGTCTCACTTTTTCGTTTGATGCTAAGGAGATACAAATGGCTGATGCTACCAAAGATCAAGGCGGCGCAACCGGCGGGGCGGGGGCTATGACCCTTGAACAGTTGGTAAGCGTCGTTACTGAACTCGCGCCGCAAGTCGCGAAACTGACCGCCGCTATGGGCACGCTCATGGGCGCGGCAGAAACCGCCGAGAAGCAAGCAACCGGGGAAATTACCGACACTGCCGCTTCGGGCGACAAAGACCCGGCGGCTTCCGCTGCAACCCCTGCCGCCCCCGCTGCGGTCGCTGCGCCTGTCAAGAAAGAAGAAGGCGAAGGCACCCCCGCAGGCGCAGGCATGGACGAGGCCGCTTTCGTTAAGCGCATCGCCCAACGCGATCAACTCGCCAAGCAAATCTCGGCCCACGTCGGCACGTTCGACCATGCCGAAATGACGCTCGACGGCGTTGTGGCGTACGGCTGCGAAAAACTCGGCATCAAGGCCGACAAGGGCCACGAGCGCGCAATGCTCGCGGGCTACTTGCAAGCCAAGCCCGCAACAACTCCCGCCGCTTCCGTGTCGGGTATGGACGCCGCGCCCGCAGCCAAGGCCGGTAACTTCGTAACCAAACACCTGAAAGGGGCGTAATCATGGGCTTCCAATCCTCTGTCGCATTGAATCAAGGTTTTGGCGTAGTGGGCGAAATCGTTTTCGAAGGCCCGTTGCGCGCAACTCCCGGCGTTCTCAAGGGCACCGCCGCGAATATCGTCGTCGGCCGTGCGTTCTCTATCGACCCGGCCGACGGTCAATACACCCCGGGCGGTGCCTTCAACTTCGGCGGTATTCTGTCGAACCC